ATTGAAGAGTGGTCATTAAAAAATGCATTTATTACAGAAACAAATTTTGGTACATTGGATTGGAGTTCTGAAGATGTTGTTAACATTGAAATGACACTTCGTTATGATTGGGCATTATTTAGTTTCTAATAGAAACGCTATGTTAATGGGGGCTAAACACCCCCATTTTTTATGTTCGCACATATTTATATTAAAGTTATAAGGATATTATGAGTAACAACGTTTCAAGTAGATTGCAAAATCAAGATCTAGTTAGATTAGCACAACAAAATTATGAAAAACAACAACGAGTAAAAGTTCCGCCTGTTGTTATTACGTTGCCTAGTAAAGGATTAATTTATCCTGAATCTAGTCCGTTGCGGTCTGGTAAAGTTGAAATGCGACATATGACAGCATATGATGAAGATATTCTATCAAATTCAAATTATCTTAAGACCGGAGTTGTTTTTGATAAATTGCTAGAATCATTGATTGTTACACCCGGCGTTCATGTAGATGACATTTCTCCGGTAGACCGAGAAGGTTTATTGATATCTGCAAGAATTTATGGATATGGTAAAATGTATCCAGTACTATTAACTGATCCTAAGACTAACAATACAATTGAACGAGAGATTGATTTATCCAAATTAAATTTTAGACCATTTACATTGCAACCAGATGAAAATGGAGAATTTGAATATAGAACTTCAACAGATGATATATTGAAATTTAGATTTTTAACTTTTGCATTAACAAAAAATATTGATCCAGAACGAGCAGTATCAGATTTGATGTTAGCATCAATTCAACAAGTTAATGAAAATCGAGATAAAAATTATATTTCAGAATACTTAAAATATGAAATGTTAGCTTTAGATGCAAGAAATTTTAGAAACTATTTATCAGAACATATACCAGGCATTGATTTTAGTGTCGAAGTAGAAGGTGAAGATGGAGGCACCTTCAAAGCAATGTTTCAAATTGGATCAGACCTTTTTTGGTTTTAAACCAGAACATCAAGTACAATTACACGATCAACTATTTGAATTATTATGGGCTGGCGAAGGGCGTTGGGATTGGGATACTATATACAATTTACCAATTCATATTCGTAGATTTTGGGTAACAAAACTAAATAAACGCACCAATGAAATGCAGGTTAATGAACAAGAAGCTGCAGAACGTTTAAAAAATAAATTTGAGGCACGATCAAAAATTACGAAATTACCTAATTAAATATTTATAATAAATTAACTAAGGTAATGTGAAAAATCAAAACAATATAACGAGCTTGTTAAAACAGCAACCGAAACAAGGTGCATCTCCTGGCGATAAACAGGCAGAGTTTGCAGCTATGTTAGAAAGTATAACAAGAAGCTTACCATCTGCTACAAAATTAATTGATCAGTATGCATCAGTACAGCAATCATTAATGACTTCTACCAATGAATTATCCATGGGATTGGGTAAAGTAATTGGGTTACAAGAAGATTACGCATCTGGTTTAACAGAGGTAGTTAAAAACATAACTTTTTTAGAAGAAAAGAATTCCAAATTAAATAAATCATTTGGATTAAATAGCGTTTCATCTCAAGCATTTGCAAAACGATTAAGAAATGTTGCTATTGAATTAGGCGTCGGATCTGATAAGGTATTTGAGTATGCAGAAAACTTAAAAGATTTGACAAGCGGATTCATACAATCTACCAAAGTCCAAGCTAACAGTTTTCAAAAAACATTGCTTAAAGGTCAAAAATACATGCTCGAAAATTTAAAAATTACAGAGCAAGCAGCAGAAGGTTATGAATATTATGCTACTAGTGTTGCAGATTCAGGTATAGAAGCATTGGCTATTCAAAATAAATTAGCTGAATCATTTTCTGCAGCAACGGGCATTGATCAATTATCAATACAAAAATCATTAACAGAAGATATTGGTAATTTAACAGCTGATATGCAAGTGCAATATAGTAGAATTCCGGGTTCGTTAGAATTAGCTGTTTTAAAGTCTAGAGCCTTAGGAATGAGTATTGAGAAACTAAATGCAGCAGGAACAAATTTATTAAATATTGAATCATCAATTGGATCAGAATTAGAATACCAACTTTTATCAGGAAAACGTTTATTAACACAAGATGGTAAAAGTTTAACTAATGCATATCGCATGGCAACTATTCAAGGAGATGCAAACAAACAAGCAGATTTAATGAATCAATTCATTAAAGAACAAGGACCAATGCTTGAAAAGAATTTGTATGCACGACGAAAGGCTGCAGAATTAATGGGTACTGACGAAGCAACATTAGCTCGTAGTATTCAAAAACAAAAATTAATGACCAAATTAGGTGCCGAAAATTTAATGAATTTATCAGCAGATCAAATGGCACCTGAAATTGAAAAATTGCGAAAGAAATTTGAAGGTCAAACAGATAAACAGGCAGAGATTGATAAATTAATAGCTGCATCAGATACTCGTACAACAACTGAAATATTCCAACAGAGTATGTTGACTAAACAAGATCAAACAATTAAAGCAATTGAAGCTCAAGGAATAAAGGTAGGAACGGTTCGAACTGAAACATTGGCTGGTATGGGCAAGGCTGGACCATTGGTCGACCAATTTAATAATTTAGCGCCAGCATTTGGCAAAATAGCAATATTTGGCGAAACATTTAGTAAATTAAATAAACCAATATCAAATTTAGTAAGCGCAATACCAATATTTGGAGACAAAATTAGAGCAGCTACAGATGCATTAACTGAAATGGTTACTTTCAATTTGCGCACCGGTGGACAAACTGCAACAGCTGTTTCGCAACAAGACGCACTAGTAATGAATGATGGTCTTATTAAATTTCACCCATCAGATAAATTTATGCAAGTAAATGATTCAACAATGATTGCTGGTACAAATGTTGATGGTAATAAAAAATTAGCACGTGCAATATCAGGTGGCGGAGGCTCTAGCATCGATTATAATAAATTAGCTACAGCAATTGCCATGGCAATGCAACATGTAAAAGTAGAAGCAGTAGTTAAAACTGATACATTGTTTGCAGCAACTAAAATGAATGGTAGGAAGGGAATTTAATGGCAATTAATATCAACATATCAGGATTTGTGTCAAACATAGATACAAAACGAACTGAAACATTATATCCCGGTGCATCTACATGGAAATCTGCAATTGCTACAACTACAAACATACAATTAGGAAATGTTTCACAACAACTATCTGGTTTGGGTGTTAATATACTAGGATCATTATCAGGAATACCGCAAGTTACTCAAATTGGTAATAGTTTATTAGAATCAAGTAATAATTATTCAATTTATTCAAAATACGCCGTTGCCGATGTTAGCAATATGCGATCACTGCCAGGAGTAGAATATCCGGATTTTAGAGCTACAAAAGGGTTTAGATCTCCATTAGAAGTACGCGTAGATGGTGCAAGTGCAATATTACGTGGCAGTACGAAAGCTATAACATTAGCAACGCTTTCCGCATCGCCAATCGGAGCATACAGTGTATTTAATTTAGATGGCGTTGGAAAAACTGGCTATGGTTGGGGAGACCATGGTAATCCATATGCATTGCGTAACGATTTCACGGCACAAAGTCACGTTGCAACACAATGGGATTCGACAAAAATTGAAATAAACAAACAAACAAAAGTTAAAACAATTGGCGGTTGGGTGCCAACTAAGAATCCCATTGCTCTAGCAACAGCATTTCGAGGTGATCGAGTTAACGTTATCGATTTCGGAAAACGTACATTACAAGATGCATATCGTTGGAAACCAAAACGATCAGTCGTTGGCGCTAAATTAGATAAATTAGGCATCACTCAAGATTTAATTGAATTTTATTTTACAGGTCCAAAATTACAAGCAGGTGCTGCAGATAATCTAGAAGATGATATTATTGTATTCCGTGCAATCATGAATAGTTTAAGTGATACATTTTCACCATCATGGACACCACAACAAATGATTGGTAGAGCAGATCCAAATTATCATTACACTCAAGTAACTCGAGACATCCAATTAGATTTCGTCGTATATGCAACAGACCGCGACGAACTCAAACCTATATGGCGAAAATTAAATGCATTAGCAGGTTACACTGCGCCTGAATATGATAAAGAATCTATTGCATTAAAAGCGCCATGGCTACGTTTTACAATTGGAGATTTGTGGAAACAACAAGCTGCATTTATCAGTAGTTTGACTTATACATTGCATGATAGTGATACTACTTGGGAAATTAATTTAGAAGCTGATCCAACAATGATGCAGTTACCACATAAAGTATCAGTATCAATGGGTCTAACACCAATCATGGATCAATTGCCGCAAAAAGGTGGAAGATTCTATACATTAGCTAAACAGTTTGATCAAGTATCACAACCAAAACCTGGAAATGATAACTGGTTAAGTGATGCAATTCCTAATCCGGATATGGTGCAAAATAATACAGAAAACTAAATTATGGCAAGATATAATTCAACTCCTACGGAAAAAGATAATAATGGCAAACGAAAAAAAGCTGTAACCATTTTTCCAGTACTCCCACCAACTGATGCTGATATCAATATTACTATAACATCGCCGGATCGATTAGATAAACTTGCATATACATTTTATGAAGATGTTACATTGTGGTGGGTCATTGCGGCTGCTAATGGTTTGGGTAAAGGTTCATACATCGTGCCAGCAAATACAACGTTGCGTATACCTAGTAAAAATAATGTAGCTGATTTTGTTACAAATTTAAATAGAAACAGATAATGAGTGATATTTTTTATTCAGAGGTAGATAAAAATTTACAAACAGAATTAAACTATCGAGCGTCAACAGGACGCATCAATCGAACTACCCGCGATTTAAATTTCATGTTAGAAAAAATTGCAAATGTTTCATTAACTCCATATACTGACAATGAACGTACGCAAACAATTGATACTGCAAAACTTGGTGGTATGATTGTTAGGAACGGTGAATATTTACCATCTGGCCTTAATGGTTTTTTAACAGACCGACAATATGATGTACGAACAGATGAAATTGTTGATGGTAAGATTCAACAAGGAGTAGTTGATCCTAGAATAAATTCATCTAGAAGGACACCGCCATTTATAACATCATGTGACATATCAATTGGTGATAATAGTAACGGATTGTTGAATTCAGCTACTATTAATATTGTAATACCAAATCCTGAACGAGATTTAAATTTTATTGAATCAGTTTATTTCCGTCCTGGTCGAGCTTGCACTGTTATTATAGAGCATCCTAAATCAGCAATCGTAAGCAATGATGAAACAGATGGCAAACTTACTGAGAAAACACTACCATCAATAGCAAAAATTTATGAATTATATCCAAATATTTCGGATATTAATGAATTGCAAAGTAAATACGGTAAAATGAATTCAGTTACATTTGATGGGATCATTACATCATTTACATTTGATTATCAAACAGATATGAGCGTAACTGCTACTATTAGTTTAACTGGGACTAGTAATATATATACGGATATTTCATTGATTGTTAATAGTGATACTACAAATGCTACACAAACATCAAATAAATTAAAATTAAAGTTACTTGGTATTGAACCAAATCAATTTAAAAATAAAACTACATTAACTAGTCCGAATGCATCTAATCCATTTACAAATAAAACTGCAAATCTTGCTCTGCCGATAAGTGAAAATCCAAATATTAATATTACAGGATTTGAAAGTTTTTATGCAAAATTAGATGAAGAAATTCAAAATGTAATTGATTTTACAGAAGGCCGAAAACCTAGAATTCCAAATGAAAAACTAGGATATACTGCAGAATATAACGGTATAAGTGAAATAAAACAGACCGATCAGTATGCAATATGGGGTTCTCCATTTCCGGGTGCTGATTTTGTTAGATATATAACTTTAAGTTGGTTAATTGATTTTATAAATCGATTTATTATAACAAAAGCTAAAAAAGTAGCACCAGATGCTACAGTTATATGTACGGCATTAAATGACTTATGTGTTAGTAATTATTATGAACATTTAGTTTCAGCAGATCCTTATAGAATTTATACACCAAATGCTGAATATGGCGAATTAAAATGGTTCAACGACGTATTAAATAAAGGAGACGTAATAGTTCCCGAATGGATAGGTACTGATGCTGCCGATCAAGCTATTTTACGCCCAACAGCGATAATGATTAACATGGAAGTCATACAAGAAATTGCAAAGCGTTTAAATGATGATGATTCATTTACGGTATCTTCGTTTTTAGCTGCAATTAGTATGGAAATTTATGTAGCAACAGGTCATGCAATTGATTTAAAGTTGATAACACATCCGCAAGACCCAAAATTCTTGTTATTTTATGATGCAAATAAAATTAAATTTAAAGATAAACCAGTTCCACCATATTCGGTACCAATGTTTGCAAATAATAAATTTGGAACAGTTGTCCGCGATTTTAAATTTTCTGCAAAATTACCATCCGATGCATCTAGTTTAGCATATGTAGTCAATCAAGATCCAGGCGAAATTGCAGAATCAGATATTGCACCATATGTTGCATACATGTATACTGCAAATACTATTACTAGAACAGGACCACATGAAGTTATAAGCAATGGTATCACACAAGAAGATCTTGATAAAATTACCAAAACATATCTCGACACGCACCGAAAGTTTTTAAAGCAATATAAAGAAGCGTTAAAACATTTCGGACGGATGCCATCTAATACAATTGATCAAATAACATTGCACGATGCGGTACAAAAATATGTTCAATATCCTACACCAACCATACAAGAAGCAAATCAATTAACAGCACCAGTTATTCCGTTCGATGTTGAATTTACTATTGATGGTATTAATGGATTTAGATATGGCGATGTTTTAACATTTGAAGCATTACCTAGTAGATACAAACGAAATGCAGTATTTACTATTGTTAGTGTAACACATACCGTAGGAACAGACGGCGTATGGACAACAACAATACGATGCATAATGAGACCGGCGATAGATTGATATGAGACAAAAAGCATACTACTTAATTGATGAAATAGTTAATAACTTGTTCACTACTGGTTCAGAGTGGATGACTGAAACAGGTACTGAATATGTTGGAATGTATCATCAATATACAACGGGCGAAACATACACCGAACCACAATGGAATCCAGATCTCTCCGTAAAACTAATAGCATATGAAAAAATTGATTCAGCTGCATACATCTATAAAAAATTAAATGCAGTTCAAACTAAATTTGAAAATTTTGTACCATATCAAGTTAAAATCAATTTATCAGACATACAACTTGGATACATAACACGCTATTTTATCAAAAAAATAAATGAATCTAGTATCTATGAAATTGATTTAGACACATTCAAACGTTGGCAACAAAAACGAATTGATAGTAACATGTATGATGCAGTCGAATTGTTTTGGACAATTGCTGGTGATGAACACGATGCTAAACAAGAAAACATTAAGCAAACACATCAAGCAAAAAATACAATGCCGGGTATTGAATTGGTATTAAATGATCCATTACAATATTATACAGATTCAATTTACATTAAACCTGTAGATATTAACGGGTTGGATTCCTGATAAATTTTTCATATTATATCCATAATGATAGTGGATAGTGTCGATGAAGTACATGGATTATTGCGATGCATAGAAAATCGCAAAACATTGATTGTACCTATACTGGCCAGCCCCGCAGTGCACGTATCATGTAATCCCTTAGTTGCATTATATGTTTATACGGAAGATGATGTTGAACGCATAGTACCAATTCGTCATACTGAACAAGTACAAGGGTTTCCTGAACTTGTAAGTGCTTTTATGCAGTTGGAGAATATCTTTGTTCACGACAAGAAGCAATGGCTTCAAATAGGTGGTAATGGTGCTGTATGGGATGTTAAAACATTGTGGTGGTATACATATGGAGAATCTTATGATGAATCTCATTATTTTATGCCAGCACATCAATTTTTTTGGAGACGACATTCTTCATTAGAAACAGTTAATGCAATTGTGCCATTGCAACAACATTTAGCAATGTGTCAAAAGATTCGACACTATGCTTGGCCAATGTGTATAAATGCAGAAATGTCAGAATCATATTTAAAATTTAATGCATTATATCCACAAGTATTTGCAACAATTGAACAATCAGGCCTGCAGGTGACAAAAGATTTTAAAATGCCCGAATTGATTAAAGATGGTCGAGTGTATTCGCAGTATAATTATCATACAATGACAGGCCGGCCTAGTAATGCATATCGCGGATTCAACTTTGCTGCAATGAATAAAGAAGATGGTACAAGAGCAGCATTTTGTAGTAGATTTGAAAATGGAGCATTAGTTGAAATGGATTTTGATTCATATCACGTTAGATTGATTGCACGATTAATTGGATATGATTTACCTGTATCATCTATACATGATTATTTAGGTAGATTCTATTTCGGCACTGATGAATTAACAGATGAGCAACGAGATGAAAGCAAACAAATAACATTCCGATTGTTATATGGAGGCATTGATTCAGAATTTTTATCAATTCCGTTCTTTCAAAAGGTAAATGCATTTGTATATGATCTTTGGGCAAAATGGAAAGCAAAAGGGCGTATAGAAACACCCATATTAAAACGACCTATTACCAAGGATATGGTAAAAAATATGACAGCAAATAAATTGTTTAATTACTATTTGCAAGCAACAGAAACAGAAGTATCCGTACAAAAATTACAACAAGTACAAGATATATTAAAAGCCCGCGAAACAGTTATGATACTTTATACATATGATTCAGTATTGTTTGATGTGCCAGTAACTGAAGCAAAAGAATTGTTACCTGATATCAAAGCAGTATTAGAACAAGGCCGTTTTCCAGTAAAAGTGAAAGTGGGCGATATTTATGATAAAATAAAAACTATTTCTTTATGACAATCGATTCAATACTTACAGAATGGAGCTATCGTCTTCCTAAAGGTTACCCAACTAGATTAAAAGATTATGAGTTGTTATATCATGTTATTTTAGAAATGACCGATTTAACTCCTTTAGAAGCTAGAATCGTAGTTAATAAAGCTCAAGGATTAAATGAACAAGGTGAATCTGATATATTAGATTTTAAACAATTGAATCTTTCTAATGATCTCCGTATGCAAATTGAAGATCGTTATGAACAACTTTCTCCAATTGAAAAAGAAGAATTCAATAAAAATTATAGAAAACATAGTATTCAATCATATATGAATACTGGATATAAACCATTTATTAAATTTTATGATATTTTACCAACCGGAAAAGCAGCTGCTGGTATGGGTAAAGGTGAAATACAAACATTATTAGCAGTTGCAGAATCGCAACCAGGCGGTACGGCAATGCACGATATTGTAATGCCAGCTGGCGAATGGGAAGTTAAGGAAATAGGAAAATTACCTAGATTAACTAAATCAGGAGAAATGGGCAAAGCTCCCGAAGGCAAAACTTTTCGTCCTGCAAAATCTGGATTTCCTGTAGAAGGAGATTTATTAACACAAACAAATACATTTTTTACAGATATAGTTAAACCATTATCTGAAATGGGCGATTCTTTCGAAGAATTGAAAGATTTAGTCGACCCACATTCATGGAAACAATTAAATGAATTAATCAATGTAATACAACAATTATTTATTCCATTATCAGATAATGTTACAAATGGAGAAGTTAGTTACAAAAGTGGCTGGTCGCAAATGTATAAAGGATGGCAGTTAATACATGATATTTTATGGAAAACTGATTTAGACACTGATATTCATGATACTAGATTAACAATCAAAACAGGAAACGATCAATTTTCATATTGGATAACTGCAGATGATTTCAAGAAAATACAATCTGCGGCAGGCGATGTTTCTTCTATATCTATCAATATTGGACAACAAATTACAAATGAAACAAATAATGCCGCAATTTGGTTTAATAAATTAAAACATCATAATTTAGTTAAGAATCCAAATTTGATGATAGAATTATTAAATAACACAAAAAATAGATTTTTCAGTGGTATATTAGGATTGATTGCATATGATGTAAATCGTCCGGGAATTCCAATTGTAACAACATCAGCTGATTGGGCAATAATTGGATTATCACAAGGTATGTGGACATTTGGATTAAAATCAGTATACTCAAAATATGACTTCATACAACAACAATCATAAGGACATGAGTTGAAAACACAATTACTTTGCACATTTGCACATAGATCAGATTTAAACATAGTAACCGATTACATACAACAAAGTTATGTAATACCAGAACGCAGAATATTTGTATTTGCTAACGCGGAAGCTGCAGACAATTTATATTGTACATACAATGCTGATGCTACAACTCAAAGAGGTCAAAATACAATCAGCATTCACCGCAAAAAAGAAACTAATACATTGTATACAGTTAATGCACTTAATGAAATTATTCGTGCAGTGAACAATGGAGTATTAGATAAAACATATCAATTAGATTGGAGTAATTATCAGAACTCATTCATCCTAACTGATGATGCTGGTTTCCGAGTTATTGAATTAACGTTCTTTAAGAAATTTACTTGGAATTGATATGAAAAAATTAGAAAATATCTTAGCAGAGAATATGCGCCGGTTTAAAACTAAAAATCTAAATGAAGATTCTGACCAAAATAATAACGGATATCCAGACGGCACAGAAAATTCATCTCAAAAGCCAAACTTAACTGCTATGAGTGATCCGGAATTAAAAAAATACGGATTTATGGGAACTGATAGTCCAGATAAATTAAAAGGAAAATTAGTTACAAGTGCACATCTAGCTGGCGTAAATACTGTAGCATATTTCGATAATAGTAATTGGAACCTCCCGGAAGACCCATTTGATAGAAATAAAATCAAAGACAAAATTCATAATACGTTAGTAAAAATATTATCAAAATATACAGGTGGAAAACTTAAAAATATTTGGACTTCTGATAATGCTGATTTACCACCTAACATAACCGCATTAGCACTACAAGGCGGCACTATGCCAAATATCACAATAGATAACGGAACTGTGCGTACAAAATACATGGATACTTCTTTAAAAGATAAAGGATATTTTAAAGGTAAACTCGATCGAAAGGTTATTGGTACTTATGATGGCAAACCATTTGAATTAGAAACTGTTGACGGACTAACACTGATTTATATTAATGGTAAATTAATTGATGATGAAGATAACAAATATCAAGAAATTTTAAATGCTGTTATTGATCGAGGCTATGAATTACAAGACAAGATGTTGATGAAGAAGGATTATGGTATAAATCTTAATTAAATTAAAGTAATTAATATTTATTAAAGTAAAAGGATTGTAATGATTAGATTAAAAAACTTACTTGCAGAAAACGAAGAATCTGATAAACGATTTGCAGAATACATATATAAAAGTTATTTAGAAGACTCACCCCAGACATTTTCAGCAGCTGGTGTTGCATATGCAATTATGATGGATACGGATTCTAAAGTCAATCCTTTTTATATTAAAAGAATTATGAAACAATATTATAACATGAATTTAAAATAAAAACAAAAAACTTAACTAATTACTTTGATTTACCCCATTAATTATCTATATTATAATTAATAATTTATATTTTTATTTACTTAATTAACAAAGGAGCACTTATGGCACTTAACCTCGACGCTATCAAAGCGAAGTTGAATCAGTTAAACAAATCTGATGACAAAAAACAAAATTTGTGGAAACCTGAAGCAGGCAAAACGCGAGTAAGAATTGTACCTTACGTTCATCGCAAAGACAATCCATTTTTAGAACTTTATTTCCATTATGATATCGGTAAGAGATCCATGTTATCTCCGATCACATTTGGTAATGCAGATCCAATTGTAGAGTTTGCTGACAAACTTAAGAAAACAGGCGACAAAGACGAATGGCTAATGGGTCGCAAAATTGAACCGAAAATGAGAACTTATGTTCCTGTAATCGTTCGAGGTAAAGAATCTGAAGGAGTTAAATTCTGGGGATTCGGTAAACAAATCTACACTGAGCTTTTATCAATTATCTCTGATGCAGATTATGGTGATATTACAGACTTAATGAATGGTCGTGATATTGACGTAGAATTTACACCAGCTGAAGGCGGAGCTTTCCCTAAAACAGCAATCCGTGTTAAACCAAATACACAACCTGCAACTGAAGATAAAGCAATTGCAGAGAAAATTATGAATCAACCAGTAATCACTGATTTGTTCCCTGAGCCAACTTATGAAGAACTTGAAAATGCTCTTAAAGAATGGATGAATCCAGAGAATGCAGATTCAGATGTTGAAGAAGAAGAAGCTTCAGCACCAGCAGCACCCGAAAAAGCTTCAAAACCAATTGCAGGTAAAGTTGAAGATGTTGCATCAGCATTTAATGATTTATTTAATTAATAAGGAGTCTACATGGCAAAGAGTAAAAGTAAACTGGAACTAGAAGACAGTCTAGCAAATACATTAGCGGATAGTATTAACAAGCAATTTAAAGGACAAAATCTTAAGACTGCGTTCTTTTTAGATGGCGATGAAGATTCTCCAAGCAATGTATCAGAGTGGATTTCGTCAGGTTGCTCGATGCTTGATTTAGCAATTTCAAACCGTCCATATGGCGGCTTTCCTGTGGGACGGATTACTGAAATTACCGGATTAGAAGCATCTGGTAAATCATTATTAGCAGCACATACATTAGCAGAAACACAAAAGAAAGGTGGATTAGCTGTTTATATTGATACAGAGTCTGCTACGAGTTCTGAATTTCTTACAGCAATTGGTGTTGATTTAAAAACAATGCTATATGTTCCATTAGAAACAATTGAAGAAATCTTTGAAACGATCGAAACAATTGTAGAAGGAGTTCGTAAATCAGATAAAGATCGTTTAGTGACAATCGTAGTAGACTCAATTATGGGTGCATCTACAAAAATTGAAATGTCAGCTGAATATGATAAAGATGGTTATGCAACATCAAAATCAATCATCTTATCAAAGGCAATGCGTAAAGTAACCAATTGGATTGCACGTGAACGTATTTGTCTTATCTTTACAAATCAGTTACGTACTAAATTAGGCGTATCATTCGGAGACCAATGGACAACAGCAGGCGGTAAGGCAATTCCATTTCACGCATCAGTTCGTCTTCGTCTTAAGAATACAGGAATGATCAAAGCCAAAGTTAATGGTGTAGAACAAGTTGTAGGTAGCAAAACAAATGTGCAGGTAGTTAAGAATCGTATGGGTCCGCCGCATCGCAAAGTAGATTATGAAATTTACTATGATAGTGGTATCGACAATTACGGCGGTTGGTTATCAATCATGAAGAATTTTGATTTAGTTAAACAATCAGGTGCGTGGTATACTTTAGAAGATATTGATCACGAAACTGGTGAAACGTTTGGCGAATTAAAATTCCAAAGTAAAGATTTTGTTGATAAGGTTATTAATAACCCGGAAGCAAAAGATAGGTTATATAAAAGAATCTGCGATGCTTACATATTCAAATATCAAGCCGGAATTGATGGCGGAATCGATGATGTAATAATCACAGACGAGTTCATTGATGAAGAAGGATAATGAATAAGTATCAAAGATTATTTAAAGAGTTACAACAAGAAAGAACTTCAAGCCCGTCGGATGTAAATGATCATCTCATGGTATTCGACGGCTTGAATACTTTTATTCGTAGTTTCGGAGCCACACCTGCATATAATGAAGATGGCGACCATATTGGTGGTATTACTGGATTTTTATATTCAGTTGGTAAAACTGTAAGAGATTTCAAACCTACTCGTTGTATTATCGTATTTGATGGCAGGGGAGGCTCTGCAAAACGAAAAAAGATTTATGGCGATTATAAAGCAAATAGAGCTAATAAAACTAAACTGCGACGTCATGATCATCACGATTCGACAATTGAAGACGAACAAGAATCGATGCGACATCAATTTAGTCGATTAGTTTCTTATTTAGATTGCCTCCCGGTTACATTCATGGCAATGGATGGAATTGAGGCAGACGATGCAATTGCATATATTGCACAAATGTATCAAGAAACATGTAAGAAAATTACAATTGTTTCAACGGATAGAGATTTTTATCAATTAGTAGACCATAGAATTCAAGTATGGTCTCCTATTAAAAAGAAAATGTATGATCAACAAGCAGTTATAGACGAGTTCGGCGTTCATCCTAATAACATGGTTATTTACCGATCATTTACAGGCGATGCATCTGATAATATTCCAGGAGTGCATGGTATCGGCCCTAAGACTATTTTAAAATTGATTCCCGAATTAGCAAAACGTGAAGAATTTACAGTTGAAGCATTGTTTGAAAAAAGCAAAGACAATTTAAAGGAATCAAAATCATATCAAAAGATACTTGATAATTCTCAAATAATTGAACAAAATTATCAATTAATGAATATCAAACTTTTAGATATCCCAGCAAATACTGCTAGCAAGATTAGAGGTATCATGGAACAACCAGTATCAGGGTTAGATAGGTCAGAATTTCAACGCTTATTCTATGAAGATAAGATGTGGGCTATCATGAAAAACTTACCAGAATGGCTAAACAATACTTGGTTGTCTTTAGCAGCTTTTGCAAAACAAACACAAAAATAATTTGATTTTAACATCATTTTTATTATAATCATTATATGACAGACAAACTAAGTGAATACGGATATGGCTTTCAAGTTAAAGTCTTGGCGGCAATGTTCACGGATAGATTATTCTTACAACAAATTGCAGATATCATTCAGTCCGATTATTTCGAATCGGATGCAAATAGTTGGTTATTGGATGTTATATTGACACATTTTAGAGAATATAAATGTCCACCTTCAAAAGATGTACTTAAAGTAAAAGTTACAGAAGTTGATAATGATATTTTAAAAACAGCAATTTTAGAACAATTGAAAGAAGTATTTCGATTCATGGAATCAGATGATCTTACTTTTGTTAAAGATGAAATTTTAAAGTTTTGTAAGAATCAAGAAATCAAACGAGCAATTATGGATTCAGTTAACCTTTTAAAGATGGGTAACTATGATGAAATAAAAAGCAAAATTGATGGCGCTATGAAAGCTGGAGCTGATACTAATATTGGATTAGAATATAAAGCAAATATTTCAGCTCGTTATGCAGAAGCATCTCGGCATACAATTACAACGGGTTGGGATGTTATTGATGATTTAATGGATGGCGGATTAGCCCCTGGCGAGTTAGGAGTAGTGATGGCACCCGCAGGTATTGGTAAATCTTGGATGCTTATCAATATTGGCGCAAATGCAGTGAAAGCTGGTCATACCGTTATACATTATACATTGGAACTTAATGAAAAT